AACTTGCTATTATAAAAGCAGACACAGCGGATTATATTGCAAGTGAAATAAATAATCGAAAAAACTGGAGAAAGGAGAAGAATCTAAATCCAAATCATAGTGCTAGAAATTGGTATGAACCTGGACCAACTATAATATGGAGATTAAAAGACATTAATGAATCGGCAAAAAGAAAAATTGCTGCAGTATTAGCTGAATTGCCAGAAGAGGTTGGATTACGACCAGTAGAAGATGAACAATCAGAAATGGGGAAGACATATAGAGCCGCCAAAAGAAGATTTACAAGAAGAGCGCAAGGATTATCTTCTGCATCTCCAGAAAAATAGCAACCCACAATATTGTAATTTGTATTCAGTATTTGTAATCACCACCACATAAATGGTAAGAATTTAGATGAATTAAAACTTTTTAATATTTTTAATTCATAAATAAGTGTATAGAATGCCTTCACATTCTAGAAGATCTTCTCGTTCGAACGAGTTATCTAACGACAGTTGCTGTCGTCATCATCATCGCCCTCGCGATGATTACTATTATTATGAATATGAATATGGACCTAATCCTCTATTAGTTTATTCCTTGTTAAGACCCGGTTACGGCCGCTTTGGTCCATATGGATATGGTGGATTAGGTTTTGGTGGATTAGGTTTTGGTGGATACGGGTATGGTAGATATTTCTAAAAATTTGGAATACCGGTCACCACAGTAATATTTTCAGGAAGTTCTGATGGTTTTATATATTTCATCACATCTTCAGCCAAATACAATGTAAGATTCATATTTTTATTCTCTACAGTGCATTGTTTCGTCCATTTCTCTAATTTTAATACTTCGTTCAATCCAACAATACGTCCGCTAGTGCCACAATGATTATCTGGGCGTTTACCAGGACGACCATTTGTATGTTTTATACGCCACTCACACGAGAGAGCATTTTTATGATCGGGGAATCCAGTTAAAAGTGCATAAATTTCCCAACCACCACCTCTTCCGTGGGTATATCTAGCACCGCCCACGATTTCTTCATTATGTTGTCTTAATCTGCGTTTTGGATTATTTGTTGAACCGTTATAAGATAGATGAGCATATCTAGGGTTACGATTACGAAGAATGTAACAGTACCATGGACCACGATCATCTAATTCTTGTAATTCAACTTCTTCAGGTACTATATTTTCCATATATAGTATCTAATCTTTTATTTTTTATATATATACTGGATAACTATCAATATCCATAATATTTTCAATATTCTCTACCTTTTTCATAAACTCAAACTGTTTAAACATAGGATAATTTAATTGTTCTGTAGGTGTATGGTGATGGACCGATCGCGCAATCATTTTATATAATTTAAAATTAGGATAACGTTCATCGCCATTCTTTTTGTACAAGACATTTTTACCATTATCATCTAAACACCATCTATAAATAGTATTTTGTAATTCATCGAAACGATTTGGATTATCGTCATTATCTATAATAAAATCGTAAATAGAACACCCTAATCTACATAAATCAAAACTATAATTTGGGTCAATGCGTGATTTTTTCTCATTCATATATGGTTCACAATTATATTGAGTGGCAGCATCATTACCTGCTGAGAAACTATCACTGAATAATAATTGTCCATTAAATTTATAAATACTACGACCAAAATCAATTATTTTATATATTTTTCCATAGGTTGGTACTTTATAGATCTGTTTATTATATTTGTAATATAAGTATCTTATATTTGTGTTAATATACATGATGTTGTTTGTATGAAGATCATTATGTGTAAAATGAAAAGATTTTTGATACGCTATTAACGTCATTATAATTTGCATTAATGCTGCAGCCCCAATATCTACATTTATTAAATCTCTGCAAAATAATTCATCCATTGTTCCATCACATTTTTCTAAACAAATAAGCTGCACTGGAAAGTTATTCACAAACGCATATTGTTGTGGTTCGTCTTCTTCTGCCATAGATTCATCATCTGTTTCCCACTCTTCTTCATCTTTATCATCCTCATCGTCGTCATTTGTTTTTGATTCATTATCGTCTTCATCTACGCTGTAATTTGTTGAAGAGCTTTTACTATAGCTGCTAGTTGTAGAACTGTGACTGCGACTGCGACTGCAACTGCTACTGCTACTGTGACTGCGACTGCTATCTGATTTCTCTTTTTCATATACTAGCTCATTTGGATCCTCACTTTTTATATCCTCTACTTCATTATCTAAAATAGAATCAATTTCGTCAATAGAAATATTATGTAACGGTGAGTCATCAATAATAAGTTTTGACTTATTTGATCGAGAACCAAAGTTCATAAATTCATCTTGTTGGTAGGACGTAAGTGTGAATAATTTTTTACTATTTTCAGAAAAAAAACTGGATCCTGTCAAGTAATCTAAATCATCTGTGATATTTACCTTGAACTTTTCTTGTATTCCTAAAAAAGATCCATAATAATCCACACCATGTACAAAATTATGTTCATGCATAAATTTTGATGCTAGATAACTAAAGAAATTATCTGTATACGATGCATTATTCGAAAATGCTATTTTTGGTAATGGGTCTACACTAGAAAAGGGATTTGGTAATGTTTGCATAGATTGAACATCTGCCTTATATTTTCCTGTCATATATCGAAATGGATCAATAAGAGGGGAATATTTTATGAAAACGGGTCTATGATGTTCTGTTTTTTTATCGATATTCATAACTGTATCCATATTTACAAAATGGTATTTATGATTTAGTGAAATTTTATTATAACTTTTTTCACTAAGCTCAAAATAAAGTGAGTAAATTGGATTGTAGGTTTGCAACCCCTTAATTTGAAATGGATTATAATTGTTTTCAGTGTCCTCTGGAAGAGGTGTAAAGCTTTTTTCTAAAGATTCTATGTCCAATGGTTTTGGTTTTACATAATTGATATTAAATTTAGGGATATTGTTATTGCTCATTTCTAAAAACAAGTATAAGTGTTTAATATATTTTAAAAATAAGATTCTAAACCCATTTTTAATAAAACCATTATCTGTTCGATACTGTAAAAAAATATGTTTTTATAACTATATTCATATAGTTAGAATGACTTTAGAATTAAAGAAGTTTGATATGCGCCACATTACATTTAAACCAGATGAGAATAAAGGACCTGTCATTGTTATGATCGGGCGTCGTGATACTGGTAAGTCTTATTTGGTTCGAGATTTACTGTTTTATCATCAGGATGTACCTATTGGAACTGTAATATCAGGAACAGAAGCAGGTAACGGATTTTATGCGAAGCATGTACCGAAACTATTTATTCATGAGGAATACAACACTGTTTTAATAGAAAATGTTTTACGTCGTCAAAAAACTGTATTAAAACAGGTGAATAAAGAGATAGAAATGTATCGTAAAACCACAATTGACCCCCGTGCTTTTGTTATATTAGATGATTGTCTCTACGATCAGACATGGACACGTGATAAGATGATGCGTCTATTATTTATGAATGGACGTCATTGGAAGATAATGTTGATCATTACTATGCAGTACCCATTAGGAATTCCGCCAAATCTTCGCACCAATATTGATTACGTTTTTATTTTAAGAGAGCCATATTTAACAAATAGAAAGCGTATTTGGGAAAACTATGCCAGTATGTTTCCTACCTTGGAATCCTTCTCTGCAGTCATGGACCAGACCACGGAAAATTACGAGTGCTTGGTTATCAATAACAATGCAAAGTCGAATAAATTAAACGATCAAATTTTCTGGTACAAAGCACAGGATCATCCTGATTTCAGATTGGGATCTAAAGAATTCTGGGAAATATCTAAGAATATGGGATCTGATGATGAAGACGAAGCCTATGACCCAAGTAAATCTAAGAAGCCGAAGGGTCAGCAGATTAATGTAAAGAAGAATAAATGGTAAAGGGAACCAATGGTTCCCTTTTAAACCCTCCCTTTCAATATAAGGTAGTTCGCCTGTTCCACTTCGTTAATGATTATTATGAAATAATCATTAATCTATAATTTTCTAATTGCTTTCATCTTCACTGTCACTACTCTCTTCGTTATCTTCATCTTGTACGTTATTATTATCATACTCAAACACAGGTACTGTCTCAATAATATTTCGAATAAATCCAATTCTATTTTGAATAATCCCCAATCCATAAACATTATTATCCGGATTTTCATCTGGGTCTAACTCTAAGTGTGAGTTCGAATAATTTTCATAATTCTGTTTCCTACCAAATTCTATAGAAACATCATTAAATAAAACCGTATGTTGTTCACCATTTCCTAATTTTATGTATCTTCTACCAAATTTTGGATTAAAATTATAAAACCGGCGCAATTTATTATTCAAAATAGTTGCCGAAGTATTTCGTTCACTAATATTCAAAGAAAATATGGAAGTATAATAAATATGTAAATAAGGTCGCATAATATTAACAAATTTATCTCTAGGAAACTCAGCATCGATTCTTAATTGTTTTGTGAATTTATTCATCTTTATCATGTCTATTCCATCATAATATAATTCATTAATATCCGAATTATTACAGTAACTTTCTATGTGTTTTTTACGAATAATCACTTCATTTTCATCACGAAATCGTTTTAGATTAAAATTGCATAGAAAATAATTATGAAACATATTCGACAATACAAAATTGCCTTGTTTCATAAAAAAATAAATATTATATAGGGTTG